TCAAGATTATTATTCTGCATCTATTGATAAGTTTAGATTAGGACAAAATCAACAGGCTGAAATACTAAGATATCTAGAAAAATCTGGAAGTAAGCTTATTTCAACTGATACCAAGATAATTGACCCTGAAATTATAAAGTACATAGTCAATGTAACTATAATAGTATTTGACGATATTCCAACTGAAATAATTAAAAATGATATCTTCAATCAAATTGGAGCGTACTTCATTAAAAATCTAAGAAAAAATAGAATTCCAAAAAGTGATTTAATTAAGATTATTGAAGAAGTAAATGGTGTAGATTCAGTTGCAATGACACTCGTTGGAGAAAGAAACGAAACTTCTAAAAAGCTTAACCCTGAATCAGATCTAGTTGGATTAGACGAATTTAATGATATTGTAATGACAGATAATCAATTACCTATTGTAAGAGGAGGATTTATTGACAGATTTGGAAATCAATACAAAGAAGGGCTATCCGAAGATTCTTTAGGAGCAGTAAACATTAAAATACAAGATATTGTAGAAAGACCTGCTTCCCTAAAAAAATAAAGTAGAAATGGTTAAAGATAGTATATACAGACCCACTTTTAAAAGAAAAGAAAAAAGATTAAATCTTGGTTACGATTATAAAGATAAAATAATGAAAAATACTCTTTCTAATCAAATGTTTGACGTGAATCCCACATTAACTGAATTTATTAAAAAGATAAACGACATGGTGTATAATTGGATTGAATCAGTTAAACAAATCAAAGTTTTTGCAAACCCTGCAGTAGACAAATACGAAAATAAATTGAATTAATGTCAGACGGAAAAATTAGCAAAGAAAATAGAAAACATTTAAAGAATGAAATAGAGTCTCTATTAAGCACTATTAGTTCTCAGCCTAATGAAGATCTTCTTATTGATAATGATCTTGCTGAAGAAACAAGAGCAGAAAGCCCATATGATTTTGAAGAAATGAGCGAAGACTTTACTAAGCAAGCAAAAGACATCACTGATTCTTTATTTAAAAACTTTGTAGACATTGGAATATTTGAGAAAAATGATTATGCTCGACATAAAAAAGAATTAGATACTATTAATATATCTAACTTGTTTTTCCAACTAAAGACTCTTAAGATTACTATTATGAAAGTAATGGAAGAGATTACTTCTGGAAATACTCATCCTAGACTATTAGAAGTAATGGGACAACTTCAAGATAAAATGGCCGGAATAACTAAAACACAGGCAAACTACGTCTTATTTTTAGAGGATACTTATAAAAAGCTAAATAGTGATGCTCCAGTAAATTCTGAGAACGTTGCAATCGAATCAAGTCCCACAGAAGGACAGTTTTTTGTATCTGTTGGAACTAAAAATGTAATAGAAAGTTTACCTGAAGTTGAAGTAATTGAAGATGAAGAAGGAGATGGATTGGTAGATCCTAGTAATAAACTAGATCTCTTAAAAGAAATTGATTTAGATATCGATATTGAAGATTCCTCAGATTCTGGAGAAGATTACATTGATGTTGAAGAAATAATATAACTGTATGAAGGATATAATGTCATCTAGTGGTGGATTTTCGTCAATAAAGGTTTCCTCAATAGGAGGAGATTCTAAAGACAATAGTTATATCTGGACTACTGAAAAGATTAATAAATTAATTGATGATATTAATAATGGGGAAAAAGATATTCGAAAACTTGGAAATTCTCCATTTAAAGATAATGATATTAATCTAAGAAGAGAAAATCTTCCATTTGAATATACTCCAGAAGAAATAGAAGAACTTGCTAAATGTAAAGCAAGTCCAATATATTTTTCAACAAACAACTGTTTAATAAACACCCCTGCTGGTAGAAAGCTCGTAAAGGAAGCCGGAGGTTTGAGGGATTTTCAAAGTCAAATCATTAAAAACTACGACCTTAATAATTTAAATATCTTAATGGCATCTCGTCAGACAGGTAAGACGGTTACTTCTGCCCTATTTATGCTGTGGTATCTGTTGTTTCATACTGATAAGACAGCGTTATGTGTTGCTGATAACTTTACAACTACAAAGGAATTAATTGAAAAATTTAGAATCGCACTGGAGGGTTTACCGTTTTATATGAAACCTGGAATAGACACTATAAATCAAAGTAATGTAAAATTTGATTCGAATAGTAGATTAGTTGGTCGAACAACTACTAAAAAATCAGGTATTGGTTTAACAGTTAACTTATTATATATTGATGAGTTCGCACATATCAATGAAGCAAATCTAGATGAATTTTATCGAGCGATCTTTCCAACAGTTACTGCAGATCCAAATGGTAAAATTATCATGACTTCTACACCAAATGGAAAAAATAAGTTTTGGGAAATTTGGAAAAAGGCAGTAGATAAGGAATCCAGTTTCGTTCCAATGAGGGTAGATTGGTGGCAAGTTCCGGGAAGAAGTGACGATTGGAAAAAGCAAAAGATAGCAGATTTAGGATCTGAAGAAGATTTTAACCAGGAGTATGGACTTCAGTTCTTTTCTTCAGACAAACTTTTACTTAACTCTAGAGATTTAAGGAGGCTAGAAATTATAAAGCAAGAATATGTTCAGTCGAGTCTTCCTTTAGAAGAAGATCTTTCGTATATCAGCGAGTATCTTTATTTCCATAAAAACTATAAAGATCGAACTATACAAGACTTTAAAGAAGATCAATCTAATTACGTGTTTAGTATAGATACTGCGGATGGAATAGGAGGAGACTATTCAGTTCTTAATATATATAAAGTAGTTGCTCTTCCTGTTAAAGAACTAATTAAGAAAAAAGAAATAGTTAAGAATGAAATAGATTCTATATCTTTGATTCAAGTTGGTTACTTAAGATCAAATCAAATAGATATAAGTGAGTTTTCTTTAGCAGTTGACTATATTATATATAATATCTTTAATACTGACCAGACTAGAATAGTACTAGAATTAAATCATAAAGGCGATATTATACATGATCGACTCAGAGAAAATGACAAATATTGGCCTGGGCAAATGATTCACACTAAGCATACACAACATGCAATTAATTTCAAGCCGGGATTAAGGCTAGGTCCTACTAATAAAATTAAGTATTGTGAAAAATTTAAATATCTAGTTTCTATTAATCGAATTATTCCAAACGACGAAGTTACAGTTACTGAGCTTCAACAATTCGGTAGATCTAAAGGAGGATTATATCGAGGACAAAATGGGAATGATGACCTTGCTATGAGCTCAGTTAATATATCATCAATATTTGAGTCCAGTCAGTTTTGGGATGTTGCGATCGAAACTTTTGAAAAGTCAAGTCCCCAATACGTTAAAGATCTAGAAGAACAAATTCTAAATATTCATCGAGAAAACGGAAATAAGTCTGGCTATGATTTCGATGAAATTAGAAAGATGAATGATATAAACACAAATTGGCCTGACAAAAAAGATTCCGACATCAAGAATAACGTCTTTAATATTGAAACGCTAGACCATCTCCAAAAAATAAAAAGTAAATTTTTTAAATCTTAATTTGGATTTAGTATTATTTTAGTATAGCATCTAAAATGTGTGTAATACTATGAAAAGAACAATTAAATTTAGTGAAGACATGTCAATTGACCAGCTTTTAATTGACTACGAGATAGAATTACATAACAGTGTATTTAACGCAATCAAAGAAAATTTCAAAGATACTGAAAAATCTGAAATTAATGTGGTAAATATATCAATGCAAACACGCAATTACACCATTAATGTGTCTAGGGAAAAATTTAAACGTTGGCTAAATCAATGTAAAGCCTTTTTTGAAAAACGAGAGGAATATGAAAAATGCCAAGAGTGCTTAGACATGATTAATAACCTAAAAAATAACAAAAAACAAAAAGAATTAATTAACTAATGGGATTTGAAGAACTAAACCGAGAAATTAACGAAAAAATCAACAGACTATCCGAAAAATTTGAAAGTAACAGCATCACCGAAAGAGAAAAAAACGAAGTAGCTTCTCTTATTTACCCTAAACTTAAATTCCATATTTGGAAATTTTGTAAGAATCAGGATGATACTGAAGAAGCCCTTCAATGGACTTTAAAGAAGATATTTAAAAATATATCTAAGTTCGATTACCGAAAGGCAAAGTTTACGACCTGGATCTATACAATCGCCAGAAATGAAACTTTATATTACTTGCATATGAAGAAAAAGCAATATGTAAGCAGTATTGATTCAGAAGGAGTTTACGAATCTCAAGGAACTCAAGGTATTGATCCGTTTAACACATTCGAAGACGATTTCAAAAGTCTATATGATTTAACTATGTCTGAAATTTATAATATTGAAGACGAACTTTTAAAGAATATTGCAATAGACAAAATGATTAATCGAGATAAGGTAAAATCTATTGCAGATCGATATTCAATAAACGAGAATACAGTTAAAACTAAACTTAGAAAAATCAGAATAGATATTAAAAACAGAGTTCTTAAGAAGAATCCTGATATTAGAGAAAAACTAAACCATATATTTGATCTATGAAAATTACAAAATATAAAGCTTCTGAATATATTATACCAACAAGAGTATTTAACTCTATTAGCAATAATATAAAAGATTTAAAGCATAATCAAAGATATAATTCAATTATAGAAGAATTGGATAAAGACGGCCGCCTTAATGAAATAGGGTTTAAGTTGGAAAAGAATAACTTGTATGCAGGAGTAACTTTAAATCCCGATTTACTTAAGTACACAGATCCTGAATCTCAAGAATCAGTTGAACTAAAATTCGTTTCTGAAAAAATGAAAAAGTACACAAACTTTCTTCAATCAGAAGGAATACTAGACTCAATTAAAGCGGATTACGATAGAATATACGATAAAAAAGACTTTTATGGATACGTTGTCCAAATCTCTTATCGAAAAAATAGAAATATTTCCAAGCTAATATACGACTGTATATATACATCAGTTTTATTACCAATAATTGGATTCGGGCTATACTATCTAGTGATAAATATAGTATAGCTAATCTAACGCGAATAATTCAACCTGAGGAATCATATAAGTCCTTCACTATGCCGAGATAGGTCTTAATTTAAAGTAGACTATTATTGTATTATATCACGCGCTTAGATAAATAAATAATAAAAAGACTTAAAAGATGAAATTCAAAGAGCTCATACAGAAGTGGTCGTGGCAAATAATTGCTATTTTATTCATATTTCTATTTTTAGGAAAAGGATGTACTAGTTCTAAAATTAGTAAAGTTAACAAAAATCTAATTGATCATAATACTAAACTAGTAAAATCAGTAGATTCTCTATCAACTGAAATTACAATTATTAAAGAGTCTTCTGCAACTAAAAAGGAAGTTCAAGACATTATGGAAAAAGTAATGCTTGAGTATTTAATATACGAAGATGATTTAGATAGAGGAAAAATAAGTCTTTCTCAAATAAAAAATAAGATAGAAAGCAATGATTAATTGGATCAAGAATAATAGAGAATCCGTAATCCGCAATTCGTTCTTATTTCCTATACTACTAGTGGTAATAATGTCAATTAGCCATGTAGTTAGTTGGTATGATATAGGTAACCCAGTATCGTGGGCAATTTATCTATCAATAGCAGTCGAAATATTTGCACTCGCATCTGTTTCAGCCGCTTCTATAAAAATGAATAAGGGAAGTATTTGGTTCCTATTTTGTCTGGTTACATTAATACAAATTATCGGAAACGTATTCTACGAATATAAAGAGATTTCTCTAACTGATTCCGGATTTATATATTGGGTCGAGCTAATTAGTCCATTTTTTGAAGATTGGGATAGCATGGATCATAGAAGATTTTTAGCAATAATTCAAGGAGGAACTTTACCAATCATGTCCTTGACTTCATTGCACTTCTACATTAAATTCAATGATAATCTCACTGAAGAAAAAGAAAAAAATATTGTTCAATCCGTATCTTCTGAATACAAAGAAGGTGATGCTTTAGAAATAGTAAATTCGTTTAACAATGCTAAAGAAGATACCTCTCAATCTAAAAATGAAATGTTTGAAAGCAACGCAGGTCTTCCTGTTAAAAACATTAAAGCAGATAAGGGAAATAAAGCGACTAAAGCACAAACTGAAAGTAAGATTAATCCTAATACTGGAAAACTTAAGAAAAAAAATGATAAGTAATGATTCAATCAGTTAAGAATATATGTAGTTCAATTAGTGACCAGCAAGTATTACAACTATTTAACGATAAATGTTTTAAAATCGTAGACAAAGATAAAACGTCTGCTGAGTTTTGCATGGATAATTTCGTAGTTCCAGTAGATGGTCATTCTTGTATATCGATAGGAGTAGATTCAATATCTGGAGAATTTGAGTTATTTGATAATAATATATTAACAACAGGATCTCCTTCTATAGATCTTGTTCAAGATTCAACATACGTCAGAGGAATTTTATTAATGGTTGAATATCCGAACAACGATGAAGATGGAGAAGAAATAAACATATCAGATAAATCAGTTGAGATTTGGATTGAAGACGCCAAATCTTTACAATGGAAGCAATACTCAATGTATAACTTCTTTTCAATTTTCAGTAATCCTAAATCAAATAACCCAGAGGATCTGATAAATAGAATAAAGATAGTGCATTCTAGCTCAGAATTTGACGTATCTATAAAGGCACTCATTACCTACGGAAAGGTTCAATAAATTAAATGAAGAATATTAACGAAAATAGCGCGGCACTAGGTCAATTTCAACATCGAGACTATATGAGAGGTCTTCCTTTTTATGGACAAAAAGGAGATTTTAACTTTGTGATGGGAAGAAGTCAGTTTACTCCCGGTGTTTCTATCAAATTAGTTCCGTTAAGTGACATGTCAAAAAAAGGAGATCCAGGTACATCCGAATTCGATCATAATATCAACGTCATTAAACAATACTTTAAGCCTGGAGACAGAGTGAGAGGAATTTTAGTAGACTCACATCTTAGTTCTAAAAACGGAAAATATATTACAGGTAAAGTTCATGAGGTTAAAGTAAATAGAAGAGACCATACTATTAAAGTATACGTTAAGGATCCTGAAACTTTAGACATTAAAGAAATATACGTAGATACTATGGAAAGAATATTTGAGTCTAAATATCGAGCTCTTTCTTTCTCCGAGTTCATTAACTCCTAATTCTATAAATAATTATATAAGTATTTAGGCTAAACTAAAACTAGTCTGTTACTTTTCTATATAATATAAAAAACATTTTAACATGAGTAAGCACATCGACGAAAATGATGCATTATCGCATTTAGATAACATTGATGAGCAGCATGGCATTAATCAAAAATCAGATACAGTTACATTGGGATCTGAATCTACACCTACTAGCCTAGGAAAAGCTCCTAGTTTTAGAGAAGTTAATATGTCAGCTGTTGAGGAATCTCCTTGGAAATCATTAAATTTAGAATTACTTCCTTCTAGGGGTATGTTCTACCATGATGACATAGAGATGCTATTAAAATCAGCAAAAACTAAAGAAATTAGACATTGGTCTACTATTGATGAATTAGATCCAGTAGACGTTAGAGATAAAATAGGATTTATTTTAAATAGTTGTACTAAATTTAAAATAAAAGGAAATCCTCAGCCATTTAATTTTAAGGATTTCCTAGAGATAGATAGGTATCATGTACTATTTAGGCTGCAAGAATTGACCTTTCCAAATCAAGAAAATAAACTAATGGCAAACATTAGATGTCATAATAGTAAATGCAGAAAGGTAAATAGAGTTCAAGTAACAAGTCAAAATTTATTAGGATTCACAATACCTGAAGAACTTACTAAATATTATAATCCCGAAGAAAAATGTTTTGTAGTAAACTCGGATAAGCTAGGAGAAACTATTAGATTTTATATGCCAACTACAGGTATTCAAGACTTATTTAGAAGAAAAAGAAAAATGGAATTAGATGCAGGACAAGAGATAGACAAAGCATTTTACGACTTTGGTCCGTATCTTTTAAATGATTGGAGAAAATTAACTCTTAAAGATATATCATCATTAAGATTTGAATCTAATTCATGGTCCGCTTCTAAGTTTACTGTAATTCATAAAATAACCCAGCTACTTAAAAAAGCATCATCTAATAAAGCAATTGGAGTATGTGAAAAGTGCAAAGACAGATTGGAGACCTCAATTTTTTTGGGAGGAAGCTTCACTGTCAAAGATTTTTTCATTATTTCAGTTGGACTTGATGAACTTATTTGAGTTAAATGCTCGAATGGCGGTGAAGCTTAATCAAAGCTTAGAAACATTATATAATTTAGAATACTTTGAATACTCAATGTTATTGAATATCATTAATGAAGATATTGAAGCACATAATAAAAAAGTGTCTGATATAGAAAAGATGAATCAATCTAAGAATGCATCATTCAAAGTTAATCTTCCAACTCACTTAAAACTTAAATAAATAATAAAAAAATATTTATCAGTGAGTATTTATAAATATATCGAAGAGTTTAATGCTAGTATTGAAAAGACTATTCAAAAGCGCATTCAAAATGCAGAGGAGAATCCTTATCCCACTGAAGAAATAACTCAACTTCGAGAACAGTACCCGGATTCAGCAATTGCTAAGATGTTTGATGAAAACGGAGAAATACTTGCACCTCTATTCAACAATGAATTAATGGCTGCAGCGATTGAAGAGGACATGGATCTATATCTTAGATTAAGAAGAGGTCATCTCGCAAAAAAACGTCTTGAAAATAATGAACATCTAGAATCATTAGATGCAGGAGAGTATCTAGATAATGTATATTCTAAGTTTATATCTAAATTAGCTGAGATAAGCAGTTTAGGAGCTAAAATTATAGATCCTGAGGAAATATTAACAGCAAGTGAATATGACTTCCTAGACGCAGCATATTCGTCATTAGACATAGATATGAGATATGTAAGCGATGGAACGATTCAATCTGCTCTATTGGAAAAACATCAGTCAAATCCAAGTCCAGAACTTGAAGACATTGAAGACACAGTTCAGCCTCTTGTTGAAGAAGATGAGACTGCTGCAGAAGAATTGGTCGAAGAACCTAGTCCAATTAACCTAGCTGAAGACGAGATTTTAGAAGAGACTGAGGAGCCATCAATACTTGAAACTAATCCTGAACTAGAAGAAGAGTCCGCTCTTCCAATTGATGTTGTGGAATCTCCTGAAATTAATCTAGATCAAGAAACTCCATCTACTTCTATCAACGAAGTTGGAGAAAATATAAATAATGTCAATAATCAAGAAGAAGTAACAAATACTCTATTTACATCAGAAGAATTATCTTCTTTACAAGAAATTTCTAATAATACTACTTCCATTAATCCGGAAAATGTTGAAATAAATCAAACTTCGTCTGAAGTAATTAATGAATCTTCTCCTTCTATAGAATATAATTCGTTTTTTGATTCAGCGGAATTAGAATTATTAGATTCGATGTTACCTCCACTCTCTAATACTGTCGGTAGTCAGATTAATAATCAAACTGATATTAACACAGTATTGGAAAATACGGAAGTCGGTAG